TCATCCCAGCTTCGCGCCCCAGAAGGACGTCTGGTCGGCGGCAAAGTAGCCGTCCGCGACCCGGAAATACCCCTGCAGCTCAACTGTATCGCCCGCCGTCAGCGGCACCATCGTCTGCAGCCAGAGCGCCGTCGCCTCGGAGACATGCGCGCCGCTGATCTCGCCGAACGAGCCGCGGATCTCGGTCGTGCCGTTCAGCGCGAGCCGCCCGCTCATCCGCGCCGACGTGCTGGCGTTGATCTTGTAGAGCAGCGTCGCGCCGAAGAGGTAGGTGCCGTCCACCGGGGCCACGAAGAGGTTGTTGGCGGCATCGAAGGCGCCCTGGTCGTTGTAGTCGGTGTTGTTGATGGCGATTTTCGTCCAGGTTCCGACGCCGACATAGTTGTCGTAGTTCGTGTACGCCTTGAACCGCGGCAGCCGGGGCTGGTCGACGATGCCGTTCGCGTTGTCGACGCTGAGCCCGTCGAAGAAGGTGCTGCCGTCGGCGGAGACCGCGAGGCGGAAGCGATCCGAGCCGAAAAGGCCCACCAGCGCCTTCGTCACAAAACCGGTCTGCAGCGTCAGCCCGAGATCGTCGCCCGCAGCCTCCTTGTTCATCGTGTAGAATAGATCGCCGGTGCCGCCTTCAGAGACGGTCTTCGCCGTCCAGAGCGCCGCGTTGAGCTTGGCCGAGAACGGGTTCGACGCATCGGCCGTGGTCCCCAGCCCGAGCAGCGCCATGTTCTGCAGCGCCGTGGGCGTGGTCCCGATCCAGCCCGCACCGTCATAGACCAGCAGCAGCCGTTCTCCGGGCAAACTCTCCCCCGGAGAGTTTGCTGATCCGTCGAGCTCCTCGACCCACGCCCGCCAGCCAGTCCGCGGCGGCAGGCGCAGCCAGGCGCCGTCGGTCCAGAGTGCGACGTTCAGATCCCAGCCCGCCCAGTCGCCCGTCGCGCCCGAGCCGACGATGTAACGGTCGCCGTCGGCGGGGCCTCCAGGCGGCCCGGTCAGGTCCCGGTCGAGCACCGAGAGCTGGACGAGCCCGTCGAGCAGCCGCAGCGCCTCGTTGTGGGTGACGTGCTTCTGGGCCTGCGCCGCCAGGATGTAGGGCAGCAGGAGATGGGTCGTGGCGTCGGACATGGGATGGCCTTCAGAACGTGAGTGTGACGATCTTGGGCGCGCCCCGCCCCACGAGGGCGGAGAGATGGAAGATGCGGATGTCGAGCGTGTCGCCGGGCCCGAGCGGCGTGCCCCAGTCGGCGGTCTGCTGGGCGGAGGTGTAGGCCACGCTGGTGGTGGTCGTGCTCAGCACCCGCTTCACGGTGGTGCCGTCGAGAATCTCGACCTCGTAGGCTTCCAGTTCCTCGCCAAGCGGCACCTCGAGCCCGCCCCAGCTGTCGGCCGCGAGAGCTCGGGACCGGCGTGTCCAGCGGATCGTCAGATCGCCGGGCGCGCGTGGAGTGCGCCATGGCTGCTCGATATGGGCGACGGAAAACGGCCGCAGCCCGACGCCCGCTGGCTTGAAGGCCTGCGCGACATAGGTCTCGTCGGTCACCGGGCGGCTCGCGGGGCCGACGCGCCAGTTCCATGGGATCCCAAGGTCGGCCTCGGCGATCGGCAGGGACGCGAGGTTGTCATCGAGTACCACGACCCTCGCGCCGGTGGGCGTCGGATTGCCCATGGCGGCCTCGGTGCCGCGTTGACCCCGCAGCAAGCGGGTCAGCCGATACCGGCCGGGGGCGAGCAGCTCCGCCGCGCCCGCCTGCACGATCTCCCAGGTGCCGGGCGCGCTCTCGATCGCGAGCGCGTTCGCCCCGCCGAACAGCGTCAGGTCGGTGACGCTTTCCACCGTGCCGGTCAACAGGTCGACGACCAGCGCATTGCCGAGGTCGAAGCGCGAGGTGGGCCCCGCGTAGAGATCAGAGACCAGCGTGCCAATCCGGGCGCGGCTGCCGAACGTGGCCAGCAGCTCGAAGCCATCGGTCGAGGGGCTGCGGAACACCGCCATCTCGCCCGGCCAGGGAACCGCGTGGGCGGCGACGAACGGCCGATGCGCGGGCTGATCCTCGGTCAGCTGCGGCAGGTCCATCAGCACCGCGTCCGGCGCGCCGAAGACGACGGCGCGCGTCAGCGATGCCGCGCGCGGATCGCCGGGCGGCAGGTCGTAGGTCGCCCGGTCCTGGCGGACCGCCTCTATGCCGCGCGCCTCTGCATCGGCGATGGAGACGAGCCGCAGATCGACCAGCCGCCCGTCATGCGCGAGCCGGATTGGGTCGGCCGGGTCGAGCACGAGCCGCGACGGCGGCAGACGGAACGCCGCCGTCTCGCGGCCCACCCACGCCTCCATCAGCGCGCGGCGGCAACGCCGTTCGGCTTCCTCGGGCGGCACCGCCATGGGGAAGGACTCAGAGGCGATGCGGGTCGTGTCGACGGTGATGCGCCGTGCCTCGACCTGCGCGGCCTCGTAATCCTCGTCGGCGCGGGCGACCTGCCATTTCAGGGCCTGCGGCAGTTCGGTCTCCTGACCACGGGTCAGTTCGAGGATATCACCCTCGCGAGGCGCGGCGAGATCGTCGGGGCCGACGCTCTTCACCGCCGCCCGGCCGCGCATGACGAAGCGGATTACGCCCTCGGTCTCGACCGCGTCGAAGCCGAAATGCCGCGCGAGCGTGGTGATCGAGGCGCGCGGGCTTTCCAGCGCCGTGATGGCGTAGCCCTCGACCGCGCCCCAGAGCCCGGTGACATCGATCCGGGACTCGGGCAGCCCGGCGCGCAGGCAGAGGTGCCGCACGAGCGCCGCCAGCGACACCGCGCCGAGCCGCCCGGTCAGCCAATGACCAAGCCGCCAGTTCGCCCCGTCCGTCCAGACGTCTGTCAGCGCCGGGAAGAACGGATAGGGCCGCGCGTCCCAGGTCCATGCGGCGCATTCGGGGACGTGCACCATCCGGCCACCGTAGATCGAGGACACCGGGTTATTTGCCGGGGTGCCCCACCAGAGGTACGTCGCCTCGAGATACGCCCGCTGGATGGCGTCATCGCGCCAGCCTCGCGAGAAATGCGGCGTGAAGCTCTCCGACGACTTCGGGTCGAAGAAGACGTTCGGCTGGTTGGTGCCGCGGTCGATGGCCGGACAGCCAAGCTCGGTGAACCAGATCGGCTTGGACTCCGGCGTCCACGCCGTGGGCGTCCCGCTCTCCACGCCTCCGGGGCGGTCGTAATGCGGGTTCGACCACCAGGCGCGCAGATCCTTGTAGCGGAAGACCCACGGCTTGGCCGCCGCCCCATCGGTAATTGGGGTGCGGACCTGTGCGGAGCGGTCGGCGGCGCTGGCGTAGAACCAGTCGTAGCCTTCGCCGCCCGCGATGTTCGCCTGCAGGTAGGCCCGGTCATAGATCGCGGGCCAGCCCTCGGCCGCGTCGGCATGTTCGAAGCCGTCGCGCCAGTCCGAGAGCGGCATGTAGTTGTCGATGCCGACAAAATCGATCTCCGGATCGGCCCAGAGCGGATCGAGGTGGAAGAACACGTCGCCCGAGCCGTCGCCCGGCTGGTGCCCGAAATACTCCGACCAGTCGGCCGCATAGCCGATCTTCGTCTCGGCCCCGAGGATCGAGCGGACATCCGCGAGGAGGTCCCGATAGGCCTGCACCGCCGGATAGATGGACGCACTCGAGCGGATCGTCGTCAGCCCCGGCATCTCGGTGCCGATAAGGAAAGCATCCACCCCGCCTGCCGCCGCGCAGAGATGGGCGTAGTGCAGCACCATGCGCCGCAGGCCCCAGTCGCCCGATGGCCCGGTCCAGCTGACGCTCTCGCCCGAGACGCTGAAGCTGGCGGGCGTGGCCGCGCCGAACAGCGCCGCGACCTGCGCGGCCGCCGTGGCGGTCTTGTCCACGGTCCCGGCGAAACCCGCCGCTGGAGAACAGGTGATCCGGCCGCGCCAGGGGAATACAGGCTGGCCCGTCTCGGCCGCGTTGTCGGAATACGGGTTCGGCAGGGTGTTACCGAGCGGCACGTCCATCAGGATAAACGGGTAGAAGGTGACGCGCAGCCCGCGCGCCTTCATCTCCTGGATGGCCTGCACCACCGCGAAGTCGGACGGCGTGCCGCCATAGACGGGACGATCCTCGTCGTCGCGGCTGACGAGGAAGGCGCTGGCGCGGCTGACGCCATTCACCGACCAGGTCTGCGGGCTCGTGGTCTTCGCCGAGACTTCGACGCCCGGGCGGATCGTGCACTCGCCCGCACGGAGGTCGTTCCCGAACCAGGCGACCACGAGGCTCACGCTCTCCACCTTCGGCGCCATGGCCTGCAGACGGTCGAGCGCCACCGCCATGTCGGCGGTGTCCGAGAGCGCGTTCAGGTTCTCGGGCACCGTCGCGCCGCCATCGGTCTTGCGGATCGCCTGCGTCGCGTAGGTGAACTCGCCCGAGGCCGGGATCATGGTGACGGCGCGGGTCAGCCCCTCGGCGGTATCGGGGTCGGCGAGCGGTCGGAACACCTCGAAGGAAAGTTGCGGCAGGCGGTTGCCGTAGGTCGAGAGCGCCAGCTCCTCGAAGACCACATAGGCCGTGCCGCGGTAGGCCGGCGTGCTGGCCGCCCCCATCCTGGCCGCGATGAAAGGGTCCGCCGTCTGTGCCTCGTCGCCGGGATACCAGCGCCAGGTGACGCCGGAGAGGTCCATTGGTTTGCCGTCGGCCCAGATGCGCCCGATGCCGGTGATCGGGCCCTCGCAGAGCGCGACGGCGAAGGAGGCGTAGTAGAGATACTCGGTGGTCTTGACCTTGCCGCCCCCGCCGCCCTTTCCGCCGCCCTGCGTGGTGGTCTTGGTCTCCTCGCGGAAATCGGTCGCCCAGATGATGTTGCCGCCCATGCGCATGCGACCGTAGAGCCGCGGGATGACCGCGCCTTCTGTAGCGGAGGTGATGCGCAGCGTGTCGAGCCGAGCGCCCTCGATGCGCTGCGTCGGCGCCAGCGACGAGATGATCCAGCTGTCGACGACCGAGCCGATGGTCGAGCCGATGAAGCCGCCGATGGTCGCAGCGCTCACGCCGAGGATCGCGCCGCCTATCGAACCGCCGATGGCGGCGCCAGCGGCACCGAGAACGAGAGTGGCCATGTCGGGGTCTCAGCGTTGCGGGAACAGGAAGGCGAATGCCATGCGCCGCCGCCAGGACACGGTGAGCGGTTCCTCGATCACGCCGAGCCGCTCGTAGGCGTGGAGGAAGGTATCGGACCCAGTCAGGATCCCAACATGCTTGGCGATGGCGCGCGGCTTCATGCGGAAGAGGACCAGCGCGCCGGGGCCCGCCTCGGCGGGCGACACCTCGATCATCATGGCGCGCGCGCCCTCGGCCAGAACCTCACGCGGGCCGGTCTCGCCCCAGTCGCGGCTGTAGGGCGGGATCGGGAACGGCTCGGGACGGACGATCTCGCGCCAGACCCCACGGGCGAGTCCGAGGCAGTCGCAGCCGACGCCGCGGAGGCTCGCTTGATCGTGGTAGGGCGTGCCGAGCCAGGTTCGCGCCGCGGCGATGACCCGATCCGGATCGGCCGGGTTCACAGCACGCCTCCGTCATGTCCGCCGTCCCGGCTGGCGTAGCGCAGGATCGTGTCCTGGCCGGGGATATGCGGGAAGCCGCGGAAGTTGACTGTATTCGTGAACTTCGCCCCGCAGGTCTCGATGCGCTTGTCGCAGCCGGCGCGGATGGTGAAGGCGTCGCCCTCGGCGATGGCCCGCACCGGCGCTTCGAGCAGCGTCAGGATCGCGACGCCATCCGTCACGTCATGGCCCAGCGCCTCGGCCTGACGCCCCGCGTTAGAGCCGCTGGTCCATTCGATGGTGCCGAAAGTGAACCAGCCCGCCTCGAAGCCGCCGAGGCCCGAGGCGGTGAAGGCCCGGTCGCGCAGCAGGTCGATGACGGCGCCAGTTCCCTTGAAGGCGGGATCCTCCAGATCGACGCCGCAGCGCGTATCGCCAAGCGCCGCGTCGCAGGTCGCCTGGAAGGTCCGCCCGACTGTCTGACCCAGCACATGCGCGAGCGAACGCACCTCGGCGACCAAGGCCAGCCGCCCGCGCCGAATCTGGCCGATGGCCCCGCGTCGCATGAGGACGCGCTGACCCGTGTCGGCCCAGTTCACCCGCCAGACCTCGACCTCGGCGTTGTCCCAGCGGCCGTCGAGGATATCGGTCTCGGTGATCCGGTCCGAGGTCAGCACGCCTTCCGCGTCCTGCGCATCGACGGACAGGTCCGAGCCCGAGCGCACCTCGGAGGCCGTGAGGCCGGTCTCGGGCTCGAAGTCGGTCGCGTCGAAACTCAGCGTCCGGTCATGGTCGGTGAAGCCGAAGGTGACGCCGTCGGCCCGCGTGATCCGCCAGCACCAGGCGAGCGTGGTCGTGCCCTCGTCGAGATGGGCCTGCAGGGCGGACGAGAAGGATTTCATCGGCAGGTTCCCGTCATTCGGTCGTCGAGATCGGCGATCCAGTCCGCCCAGTCCGGCGGCACCTCCGCGACGGTCTCGGCAGCCGGCCGGGCGAGCCGCGCCTCGGCATAGGAGGCGCAGCCCCCGTCACCAGTTCCCATCGTTGCGGCGCAGCCGGTCAGCAGGATCGCCAGCGCCGCGACCGTCACGAACCGCATCCCGCCCGCGCTCGACACGCTTGTTCTTGTCTTCCATGGCATCGCGTTCCGCCTCCCGTTTGCCCACGCGCTCCCCTTTGACGCGGCCCCAGAACCGGCCGAGGACGGCGCCCCCGACGGCGCCGAAAGCCGCAACCAGCCAGATCAGGAGATCAGCCATCGTCCCGCTCCCCGTGCGCGGCGGCGACGCAGAGGGCGACGACCAAGACGCCGAGGCCGCCGCCCACGACCACGCCTGCGAAGAACTCAAGCATCGCCGCGGAACCCGCGCTCGATCCGGTCGCGCAGACCGATCAGGCCCAGACCGAGGAACATCAGACCGGCCGGCGAGGCATCGCCCGAGCCGGCGAGCAGCGCGACGAGGTGGGACACTTCCCCGAGCGGCCCGGTCGTGGGCAGCACAAGCGAGGCGATGCCGGTGAGCATGGCCAGCAGTCCTGCCCACCAGGTCATGGAATTGGGTCGGACGTATCGCATTGGGATCAGGCCCTCCGGTTCAGGGTGGAGAAGAAGGCGGCCAGCCGGGCGAGCCAGCCGGTCGGCGTATCGGGTTCAGGATCGCGGTCCGGCGGCCGCGGTGTTGGAGGTCGCCGTAGCAGGGTCAGCGCCTCATCCTCCGTCAGGCGACGGATCGGCCGGGAGAAGTCGACGCAGCCGCTGCGATCCACGGACCAGACCGGGATCGTGCCGCTTGGATAGCGGCCATGACGGAACAGGTCGCGCTCCGCCTCCCGGCGCGGAATGATCGATGCCGGTCGCCGCCAGTTCAGAAACGCGTCGGCGGCTGCAACGCGATTTCCGGCATTGAGGTGGCGGGTCAGTGCGGCCTTGGCGATGCCGCCAGTGTTGTAGTGGAAGCTGACCAGTGCATCGAACTCGTGCGGCTCCAGCGGCACCATCACGGCCCGCTGGACGGCGGCCTCGTAGCGCGCGAGGTCGGCGCGGAAGACGCGGAACGCTTGGCGGATCCCGGCATCAAGATCAGCGGGCATGCCGCGCGGCATGGTGGCGGGATCGGGCGGCCCGGCCGCGGCCGTGTGGCCGATGCCGAAGGTCCAGACCTGTTTCACATCGAGATAGGGCCCGGGCACGAGTCCTTCGTGCCGGACGAGGGCCAGCAGGCCCCGGTCGGTCATGTGCATGGGATTACCGGAGTAGCGAGAGGGTCAGGATCAGCGCCGCGACGGCGAGGCCGATGCGCAGGCGATGGGCGAAAGCCTGCCGTGGGTCGGCCGGGTCGCAGCGGAGGGAGCGCGCGAGGCGGATGAGATCATTCATCGCCGTTGCCTTCGTTGGCGCGACGCAGGCGGACGAGCAGCATCTCGATGAAGGCCGGCCCGAAGACGCCGACGAGATAGGCGGCCGAGCCCGCCGCCCCACCCGCGGGGATCGCCTCGGGCGGAAGGCTGAGCCAGGCGGTGATCACGGCCATCGAGAGGCTGCCCATCCCGGCCGCGATCAGCCCGCCGAGCAGGATGTGCCGCAGCGCATCGCGCAGCCGCATCTTGGTGGTCAGCGCGTTCGTCGCGCCGCCCAGCGCGCCCCAGGCGGCGAGGATCACGGCGGTCGAGGCCGCGAGTTCGCGCAGCACGGCCGCAACGAAGCTGCCTGTGTCGTTCATCGCCGGATCTCCAGAAGCGGAATGGAGGTGATCGAGCCGAGCCGCTCGAGGTCGAGCGTCACGTCGAGCGCGTCGGTGTCGAAGCGGACCGGCACGTCGAACTCAAAGCCCGCGGTGATCGCGACGCCTGCCGCGGGCGCGCTGTCGAAGGTCACCAAGCCGGTGGTCGTGCCGACAGACCATCCGCCGAGCTGCTCCGCACCATCTCTGGCGACGCGGACCGTACCGGCGACCGGCTTGGTAATCGTCCGGCTCCATGTCTGGCTGCCCGAGGCGTAGCGCTTCACCAGCTGGAAGGCAGACGTCGTGCCGTCGCCGGTGCCGATGACCTAATCGGTCGGCGATGGCGTGCCCGAAGGCAGGCAGGACTTGTGGTCGCCCCAATCCTTGAAGCGGAAGCCATGGAGCCGCCCATTCCGCGCCTCGAAGAAGGCGACGACTGCCGCCAGATCGTCGGCGCGCCGGATGCCGTAGGCCACATCATAGCGGCGGCGCGAGTTGGCCCAGCTGGCGTTCCTCTCCTCGTCGCCCGAGGCGAGTTCGACGATCTGCGTGCGCCGCTCCGGTCCGCCACGCGCGCCTCGGCTGATGTTGTCCGGAAACCGGACCTCGTGAAACGCCATCACATGCCCCTCCGCCCGAGCGACACGGCGCGGGCGATGTCTGCCGCGACCTGGGTGCGGGACTGGCGGAAGCTTTCGGCGTCACGCGCCATGATCGTGACGTTGACCCCGCCCGCGCCGTAGGTTTGCGCCTCACGGCGCGACAGCACCCGCTCGCCGCGCTGCAGGATCGCGGGCACCTCGTCATGACGCAGCCCCGCCATGCCGCCTGAATGCATGCGCGGGGCGGCGGCGAAAGCCATGGCCGGGACGATCCGCGAGGGTCCGGCCGATCCAACCATCCCGCCCGCATGCAGGACGTTGGCGAAGATGCCGCCCGCCCCGGAGAACACGCCGGAGAGCGCGTTTGCGATCGGCCCGAGGATGAACCGCCGCGCCGCGAGCTGGGCGAGATCGGCGAGCAGCGAGGTGACGAGGTCGCGGAAGTTCAGCTTGCCGGTCTTCACGAACTGGCCCACCGCGTTCTCGGCCGACTGGAATGCGCCGACGAGGCTCTGGCCGATGTCACCGCCGATGTCGCGGGCCTTGCTGGCGTAGTCGGAGAGCGCTGCGGTGACGGCCTGCCAGCCGGTGACGGCGGCCTCGGTCGCGGGCTCCGCTACCGCAGCAGCAGCTCCGGCCGCAGCACCTGCACCCGTGGCGGCGCGTCCGGCATTGCCGAGCGCCGTCTCCAGCCGCTCGGAAGCACTAGTGGCCTCGGTCAGCGCATCGGCACTGGCCTCGTCGGCACCCCGAACCGCATCGCGCAGCGCCTGCCAGCTTTCGAGGGGCGCGCGAGCGCCCTCGGCGAGATCGCGCGCGGCGCTGCGGTAGACATTCGCGGACTCGAGCGCCCTGTTCGCCGCCTCGGTCAGGCCGAGATCGGGCGCGGTGAGCGGGTTGTCCTCGAAGGCGCGGTCGAACGCCGCCTGCGCCGCCGTCGTGGCAGCGCTGGCCGCGCCCTCGAAGCGGTTCTCGATCTCGCCGAGGTCGAGATCCGGCACCAGCGAGATGCGGCGCTCGGAGCCGAGTGCTTCCAGCCCCTGGTTGATGCCGCCGATGAAGCCGTTGATGCGCGAGACCACGCCGTTCAGCATCGCCTCGACGCCGTCGACCAGGCTGTTGGCCGCCTGGAACGCCAGGTCGCCGATGGCGGCGGGCAGCAGGCCCCAGATCGCCTTGATCGCCTCGTAAGCGCCCTCGAAGGTATTCGCCGCCGTGTTGCCGAAACCGACGACGCTCTCGATGGCGCTCTGCATGCCCGACGCTGCGTCAGCCTTCAGGTCAAAGAACATCGCCGTGGCGGCCGCGCCTGCCGCAGCAGCACCCATCCTGATGCGCTCCCAGACCTCGACGGCGAGGTCCTTTACGAGCGACATCGCTTCGCCGAACCCGCCCGCACCGGAGACGAGCCGAGTGAACTGGTAGACGAGCTCGCCCGCGCCGACGATCAGCGCGCCGATGCCGGTCCGGATCAGCGCGCCGCGCAAGACGACCAGCGCCGTGGTGAGGCCCCGGACCGAGAGCGCCGCAGCCGCCATGCCGGCCACCCAGCGTCCCGCGAGGAAGGCGGCGAAGGTTGCGGCGTAGGTCGTCAGGCGACCGATGTTGTCGAAGAGGCCGCGGATCGCGATGCCGAGCGGCCCGGTGCGGCTGGCGACCGCGGCCATGGCGTCGGCGACGGCTTCCAGCGCCGGAGCCGCAGCGACCGCCAGCTGGTTCGAGAGCCCGCGCCAGACAAGGCCGAGCCGGGAGATGGCGTCGTTCGTGCGCTCGATCTGGTCGGCATCCTGCTCGGAGACGACGACACCGAAAGCGCGAACGTCCTCGGTCGCCTGGCGCAGCGTCGCCGTGTCGATCCGGCTCATCGCGATTGAGCCTTCCTCGCCGAAGAGCTGCCCAGCGACGGCCGCGCGCTCAGCGGCAGGCACGAAGTTCTCGATGGCGGCGTTGATCGCGCCCACGCGCTGGTCCAGCGGCAGGGCGATCAGCTCGTTGGCGGAAAGGCCCAGCCGCTCCAGCGCATCTGCAGCGGGGCCGGTCCCGGCGGCCGCATGGCTGAGACGGCGCGTCAGATCCTTCGTCGCCTGCTCGATGCCGGACATCGAGACGCCCGCAAGCTCGCCCGCGCGCTCCAGCGTCTGGATCGAGGCGACCGTGGTACCGAGCGACTGCGCGAGCTTGGCCTGCGCATCGACCGTCTGCAGGCCGGAGCGGATCATCGCCACGCCAGCAGCGGCGGCGGCTGCCACGGCGGCGGCCGCCGCGACCCGGACCCGCCGCGAGAAGGCCGCAAGCCGGGCGTTGGCCGCTTCCATCTCCCGGCTCAGCCGTCCGAAGCCGCGCGACCCGGCCTCGCCCACGCCTTCCAGTTCGGCGCGCACCTGCCGTCCGCCCACGGCCGCGAGGCGAACGGACACACGCTTTTCAGCCATCGGGGCGTTCCATCTGTTCGTTGAGTTTCGCGACCATCACCGCTTCGATGACGGGCAGCAGTTCGGCCATGGCGAGGGGCGGCACGCCGAGCGCGTCACCGAGCGCCAGCGCCGCGGTCAGGTCCCAGCCGATCACGGCGCCGGGCAGCACGCGCAGCTGGCCGCCGAGGCGGCCGACCAGGTCCCAGACCTGCCAACCCTCATGGGTGAGCGGCCGGTTCAGCCGCGCCGGGCAGTCCGGGCAGGTTTGCGAACAGGCTTCGCAGTACCGCTCGCCCCCGCCGAAGGACCATTCGGCGAGAGCGCGGAGGCGTTTTTTTCCTGCTCCAGCAGCAGACCCTTGGAGACGTAGGTCAGCTGGAAGGCTTCGAAGATGGGCCAGACATCGAGCAGCGCGTCGATGGCCTCCGGCCCCGGCTCGATGGGATCGCCGCTGGCACCGCCCACGCCCTCCCAGGCGAGCACGGCCCGCCGCGCCAGCGCCTTGGCGAAGGCGACCGCGCGCTCCTCGTCGGAGGCCTCCTCCGGAACTGCCTCGACGGCCGGGTCGCTGCGCGTCGCCACCATCAGCGCGGTGGTCAGCGGTCGCAGTTGCACCCGGACACCGGGAGTGAGGTCATGCCAGCGCGGCGCGTTGGTCAAATCGAGCGTCAGCATCAATACGTCTCCACGTCATTCACAAGGGTTGCGGTGCACATCCGGCCGACCACGCTGTCGCGCGCCGCCTGCCAGTCGAAGGTGGCCTGCACGCCCTGCGGCCCCGAGATCTCGATGCGCGGGCGCGGCAGGTAGACGGCGTGCACGGTGAAGGTGAAGCTCTCGCCGGACGGCAGGACGTAGGCGAATTCCATCTCGCAGGCCTCGCCGTTGATCGCCTGCGTCACCAGCGTCTGGTCGGCGAAGCGGACCTCGATCCGGCCGGTCAGCGCCGCGATGCTTGGGTCCGCCCCGTCGATGCGGCCGTCGTTCCGGATGGTCTCGATCCGGTCGAGGTTGTTGGCATAGATGATCTCGGCCGAGACCACATTGCCGAGGGCGGTGCCATTGCGGGCTATCGCGCCGTTGAAATGGCCGAAGCGCTTCAGCTCCAGTGCGGCGGGCGTTCCGGCGCTGGTGGTCGTGCCGACCGTCTCGCCCTGCGCCACCAGCCGGGCGGCGGCGGTCAGGAGCCCCGAGCGCTGCATCTGCCAAGTGATCTGGTCGAGCACGCAGCCTGAGTACATCGCGTAGCGGGGCACCTCCGGCATGCCGGTCTCGATGGAGAGGCTTGGCAGCATCCAGACGCCGGACTGGAACTCGTGCGTCCAGGGACCGGTGCCCGTGGTGGTCGGCGCACCGAACGCGGCCTTGAGCCAGAAGCCGAAGGCCTCCGCGTCGAGCGGCACCACGACATCGCCGTCCGCCGTGACCGCGTCCTTGATCGGCGCCAGCGGATCGCGGCCGTAGCCGAGAAGCTCCGAGTTCAGCAGCGGCTGCTCCGCGCCGAGCGACGTGCTGGCAAAGGGCATGCGGGTGAAGCCGCTCGCGGGCGGCGTTCCATAGGTCGTCTCGAACGCAAGCGCCATCAGCGCCCGCGCCCCCTGGGCTCGTGCCATGGTGTTCTCCTCGGGTTGTCGGGATCAGCCGAGCGGATCGGCCGTGGAATAGTGCAGCACCACCGGGAGTGAGGCGGATCAGACGACAGTCCAGTGGACTATCGTCCCGCCGAACGCGGCCTTCAGGCTGGCCACGAGGTCACCCCAACGGATCGGCTGTCGAATAGTGCAAGATGACCGGGACCACCGCCGCCTTCATGCTGGCCGCGCCCTCGACCGGCAGATCGACGGGCCGCGGCGCTTCCGCCTCGACCCAGTCGCAGAGCCCGCCCAGCGTTCGGTCGGCGGCGAGTGCTGCGCCGATGCTTCCGATCAGCGTGTCGAAGGCCGCGTCACGGGCGGCGCCCTGCACGACCGCCTCGATCTCGGCGCGGTGCTGGTAGTGGTAGGCGAGCGGCGACAGCGTCACCTCCGGCTCCCCCGGCTCGCCGTCGCGCAGGATCAGCAGGCCATCGGCCGGCACGCGCTCCGGCAGCACCTCACCGCGCAGGGCGGTGGCAGGCAGCGCCGAGAGCCGCGCGTGCAGCGCGGCGAGGATGGTTTCGCGGGGGGTGGGCATGGTGTTATCGTCCTGATCGACGGCTTTCCGGGAGGATCACCGGCATGCCGATCATGATGGGTTTCATGATCATCCGCCTCCCCGTGGTGAGGACGATGCCGATGATGATCATTGACATGTACGGCGTTTTACCGTACATGAGTTGCTCTGAAGGAGACCGACCATGTTCGCCATCGAGACTGTGAGCCCGACCCCGGGCAAGATGGAAGCGCGCAAGGAATTGCGCATGCACCGCGCGGATGAAGAGCGCATCAAGGCCGCTGCCGCTGCAACCGGCCTGCAGGAAGCCGACTTCATTCGTCAGGCGGCCCTTCTGCGTGCGCAGGAGGTCGAGCAACGTGTGTCCCTCTCTGTCTTGCCCGTTGAGGCATTCGATGCATTCAAGGCAGCCGTCGAGGCGCCCGGTCAGGTCGTGCCCGGGTTGGCTCGTGCCGCGGAAGCGTCGAAGGGCCTCCTGAAGGATGCCGGCTGAGACCGCGGCGGACGCGCCCGCTCTGACGATCGCGAAATTCGACAAGGCGCTGCATGACCGCAGCGCCTTCACTTGTGGCTTTGGCCCCATCGACAACTTCCTGAAGTCGTCGCTCTCGGACCAGATCAAGACCGGAATGGTCGCTGCGTGGATTGCCACAGCTGGCGATGATCCTGCCGTGCTGGGCTTTTACACTCTCGGCGCGATGGCCGTCCGAGCGGATCTCGGCCCCGGGAAATGGCAACGCGCCGGTGTGCCCGACATCCCTGTCATCTACATCCGCGCGGTTGCCGTGCGCGATGACATGCAGGGCAAAGGGCTTGGAACCGCCCTCGTCGTGGACGCCATGCGGCGCTGCCTCGGGATCGCCGATCAGATGGGTGCTGCGGCCATCGTCCTCGATGTGCTCAAGGACGATCACTTCGACCGTCGCTGGAAATTCTACGAAGAACTCGGCTTCCGGTCGCTCGGCGACCCTCAGAACCCGCAGCGCATCTTCATTCCGATGGCGAACGTGCGCGCGACGCTGGGCTGAAGAGCCGCTTCACATCAAATCCGTCCCTCCACCCAGTTCGCGACGATCAGCCCCGGCACGCTGTCATGCGCCCGCTCTGCATCCCGATCGAGGTCGAGCCGCTTCGGCAGCTTGACCTGCGGCACCAGCAGGAAGATCGGCGCGGTGACCTGGTTGCGGCCGGTCTTGGCGCGCGACGCCACCGCCTGGCCGCGGGTGTTGATCCGGGCGCGGTCGGCGACCAGCAGGCTCGGGCCGCGACGAAGATAGACAAACCGCAGGCGGAGGCCGCGTCGGCGCTCCCATTCGCCGGGGGTGAGCTTGGCGCCTCGAAGGCCTCGCCCGGCAGCCTCGGTCGGGATCGCGAGCCAGAACCCCTCCTTCGAGCGGATCAGCGGTCCGGTGTCGTGGGCGCCGACGATCTCTGGGGCCTTGGACCAGACCAGCGCCGCGGCGTTCAGGCTTTCGCCCGCCTTCGGGTAGGTCTGGCTCCGGATCGAGTTGGCGAGCCGCCGGCCGAGCCCCGCGCCGGTGATCTGGCCGCGCCAGGCGGTCTTGAGCCCGGTGCCTGCCTCGCGCATGGCGGCGGTGACGGCCTTCTCTCCGGCCTGGATGAGGAAGGCCTCGCCGTCGATCTCGATGCGGTCGCCGGGGCGCGGGGTCGGCACCTCGGCGATGCGCAGATCCAGCCTCGTGGTTTCCGACCAGATGCGCGCCTCGCCGAAGTTCGTCACGTCGTCGGGCCGGCGCAGGATGGCGCGGACCATCGCGGGAGTGCCGCCCTCGGCGGTGTAGACCACATCGCGCGCGAGATGCGCGTCCGCGAAGAGCGCGTCGAGGGCGGCGGCGAAGGCGGTCATCAGAAGCTGCCGTTCAGGCGCACCCGGCCAATGGTGTCGCCGGCCCCGCCCGCCACCGCTTCGACGGCCACGCCGATGAGGGTGTTGTCGGTCGCAACCGTGGTGCAGCGCTTGTTGGTGTCGTCCCAATAGACCTTGGCGCCCACGGTCCAGGCCTGCGAGCCGATCTTGGTGAGTTCGAAGACGCCCGTGAGCGCCGCTTCGACGGTCGCGCCGCTTGCGGCATCGCCGGCCGCCACGCCGAAGATGGCGCCGACGAGGAGACCGTCGCCGGAGGTCACGGCGTAGGGCGCGGTCAGGGTAAGGGTGGAGCCGGGCTGGACGTAGTTCTTCATCGCGAGGTCCTCTTGGATACGACGACGGGCGGCCCATCGGGACCGCCCGTACGTCAGGGATCAGGGATCAGGGTTCAGGGGATCGCCGGGCTCACGCGCCGGGGTTCTTGTAGAGGCCACGCCAGTCGATGGCCTTGGCGCCGAAGTCGAGGCGGCACTTGATCTCGACGCCGTCCACGTCGAAGCCGTTGCGCGTCTCGATGTAGGCGCCCTGCTGGCCCTCGAGATAGGCGTATTCGATGGTGTCGATCTGGTTCGGGCTGGCCGCCAGATACCAGGCGGTCTCGCTCGCCGCATCGAGCCGGGGCTCGGCGAACCCACCCGGCATCTTCGTGCTGGACGATGGCATGGGGCTTGTCGCCAAGCGGCTCGAGCACATCCCGAACAGCGACCCGCCCGCCGTACGCGTCATCTCGGACAACGGCTTCTACAGCCCCTACGAGCGAACGGCCGACGAGATCCACATCGTCGGCCGCATCCGTTGGTTCGCGCGAGAGATCTGAGGTGATCGCGTTCCGCGAGGTCGACGATGCCGATCCGGCGCTGGCGTTCTCACCGATGGTGCGCGGGGTGGAGAAGACTTTCGCCTGGATCGGCGAGCATGGCGGCATCCCTCTGACGCCTTCCAAGGCGTTCAAGCGGGTGTTCGTGCACTGGGCCGCGACCGAATTCGACTGGCCCGGCCACACAGAAGCGGACCTCTTCGCCGTCAACAAGGTGCTGAACGAGCCCGATTTCGTCCCGCTCATGGTGCTGCACGACCTGATGATCGCGATGAAGCTCGGGCGGCACTACAAGGGCGAATTCCGGCCAACCAAGGCTGGCCAGGCGCTGGCGGGCCATCCGGGCCGCATCTTCGGCACGGTCGTCCCGTTCTTCCTGTTCCGGATCAACCACGCCAGCATTTCGCGGTTCGACGACACGCCGATCCTGGACAACTGGGACGTGTTCCTGAACGTGCTCAACGTCGAGTCCGAGAACGGCGCCACCGGCGCCCACCTCCGCGGCGTGCTCTTCGGCGAACCTGAGACGGGAACGCGCCCGCGCTATGACGAGGTGATGGGGCAACTCTACATCCAGGTGCTGAGACCGCTCTGTTGGGTGGGGCTGCTGCAGCAGGGGCGTGGCACGGCGAGGGATCGCTTCGAGGAGGCCGTGTTCATGAAGACACCGCTGTGGCGGGCGACGCTGCGGCTGGAAACAGATGGGGTGGCTCGTGGGGCGACGCGGCATTGATCGCCCGAGGCGGCGTTGAGTCTCCTCGGCAACGTGACCGAAAAACTCAGGTCGCAGGACCGGTTTCGCTGGCACATCAGCCAGCGACATTGCTAAACAATGGAGAAAGGCGCGGGAGTTTAGGCTGCGCCGAGAAAGTCGTAAAGGCTCGAAAATGGCGTCGGCACAGCAACTTATCGGGCTCGTTAAGAGCCATGCGGAGGGGGATGAAGAGCGTTTCTTCGATCTCGCGATGCAGCTTGCCGCCGCGGAAGAGCAGCGCGGCCACACACGACTGGCGGAACAGCTGCGCCAGTGGGCGGAGGCATCGCGCGTTCCAAAGACCAGTTCTACTGCAAAGCTGACACCGCTGGCCGCGCCGCGCGGCGATCTCGCCGGCATCTTGGGTGCACGCTATCCGACAACCACTCTCAACGATCTGATCTTACCGGACCACCTCTCCGACGAGCTGCGCCAGATCGTGGTCGAGACTCGGAAACGTGACCTTCTGGAGGAAAAAGGTCTGCATCCACGCCGACGCCTTCTTTTCTCGGGTCCGCCGGGGACGGGAAAAACGCTGAGTGCAGAGGCATTGGCTGGTGAGCTGAAATTCCCATTGTTCACAGTGCTCCTGCACGGACTCATAACCAAATTCATGGGTGAAACTGCGCAGAAACTGCGCCTGATATTTGATGCGATCCGTACGACCCGCGGTGTCTATCTGTTCGACGAAATCGACGCGCTGGCTGCATCTCGCGGGAACGAGAATGACGTTGGCGAAGCAAGGCGTATCCTGAACTCATTCCTGCAGTTCCTAGATGAGGACACAGGACCGTCGATCGTGGTGGCCACCACGAATATTCCTGAGATTCTCGACAGGGCGATTCTTCGGCGTTTCGAGCTGGTGCTGCCCTATGAGCTACCTTCAAGGGAAGCTGTGCAGAAAGCGATGCGGCGGCGCTTGATCGGCTTCAACGTAGACGATGTGGATTGGGACGCTGTATCTAGGGTTGCGGAAGGCCTTTCGACGGCAGATGTTGTTGCTGCGGGCGAAGACGCGGGAAGACGCGCCGTCTTGTCCTCGACAGACCGAATTCTGACGGAGACGCTGATCGCTTCGATAGAGCGCAGGCGTTCGTTGCAAGGACTTGGAACATCGCTGAATGGAACGAAATCGCCCCCATCTGATCGTGAACGGCCTCGGTCGGGCAGTCGCGTTTCGAGCAAAAAGCAGTCCGAGAACAAGAAAACCAAGTGATGTTCCAGATCGCCTAGCACACGCTCAGAGCTTACTTCGCGCGATCGATGACCTCGGAGATCCAGCCGCAGACAATCGTCCGGGCGTCTATCTCGAGTTTCAAGGCAGGCCGAACGAGCCATTCGTGACGAAGAGCCTGGATGCCAGTGGCCTCCACCTTCTCAGCGTCACAGACCCTGAGAATGACGCAGCTCCGGCACGTGCTACTGTTTTTGCTACTTCCACCGGTGTGAGCAAACTCAGGAGGAAGGTGGAGGCGTTCGAAGCGTTCCCAGAACAAAGAACACAGGGAGATCGCCCGAAGAACGCAGACTTGGTTCAAAGCATTTCAGCCATTATGGAAGCTGGCTTGCGCGCTCTTTGGCGCAGCCCGCCTGAAAGGTTTCCTGCCCAAGGTCCAGAACATCCGTGGGAAATCTGGCTCAATCGGGCGGAAGACGAATCTTTTCTCCACGGGGCAGAGCGTTTCGGGATCCGCTGGGAAGGCGGCCGTCTTGAGTTTCCCGAAGACATTGTCGTTGTCGGTCATGGAACGCACGACCAAATCGCTGCGGCCGTTCGCCATTTGGGAACTGTGAAGGCGCTCGCTGCCCCAACGGTCCTGTCCGACTTTTTCGAGGGCATGCCGCCTGAGGAACAGGCCGAGTGGGCGCAAGCGATGGAGGGCCTGTTGCAGCCGCCCGACGCAGCGGATCCGCGATACATTACGCTCCTCGATAGCGGCATCGGGTTGAACCATCCATTGGTTCGGCCTTTCCTTGACCCGGGCGACCGTCACGCAGCGGAACCCGGTTGGGGGCTAGATGACACCCGTGGGCACGGTACGCAGTTAGCGGGCCTTTCGCTCTACGGAGATCTGCTGCCAGTGATCCAGAGCAATATGCCGGTTCATGTCAGGCATCGGCTCGAGTCCGCGAAGATCATCCCTGATGCTGGCCAGAACCCTCACCATCTGCTGGGAGCAGTAGTGCTGAATGCCGTCAACGCGGTCGAGGCGAATGCCGAGCGTGGCCGAACCTTTTCGATGGCCAGCACTACCGACGAAGACACACCTCATGACGGCGCACCGACTTCATGGTCGAGCGAGATCGATCAGCTGACAGCTGGGGTGTCGGGCAATCAGCATCGACAGCGGCTGTTCGTGATCTCGGCGGGCAACACGGACCAGAACCTCTTCCGAGGCGGCGACTACCTATCGATTTGTGACGACCCTGATCACGAGATTGAGTCACCGGCTCAAGCTTGGAACTCTATCTGTGTCGGCGCTTACACGGAAAAGGTGAGGTTGCCTGCTGGCCTGCCCGGGCAGGCAATTGCGCCCTTGGGCGATCTGGCACCGTCATCGCGTACCGCAAGCTGGTCCAAGCATTGGCCGATCAAGCCCGACATCGTGATGGAAGGCGGGAACTGGGTTCAGGATCACGTTCCGCCGCCGTTGAATCACCCGGCGCTCTCGCTGCTTACAACGGACCACCAATACCCAATGCGGTCGCTAACGACGACTTCTGACACAAGCGCCGCGACGGCGCTGGCGGCCAAAGCGATCACCGAGCTCTGGGAAGACTACCCACACCTGTGGCCGGAAACGATCCGGGCGATTTTCGTTTCGTCTGCGCGATGGACGCAGCAGATGGAGGCGCACCTTCCGGCAAATCCATCAAAGGGCGACTTCGTTCGACTGTTTCAGCGATACGGCTACGGTGTTCCGGATCCAACGCGCGCACGACGCAGCGCTGCGAACGCATTATCTCTCATCGTCCAGGACACGATAGTCCCATATCGGCCGAGCACATCTGCCGGAGCAGAGCCCGTCCACAACCAGATGAAGTTCTTCCAGCTACCTTGGCCGAGAGAGGCGCTCCGGCAGCTGGGCGCGACCGAAGTCACTCTTCGCGTGGCACTCAGCACTTTCGTCGAACCCAATCCTTCGGAAGCGGCTCGCGGCTCGAAATTCCGCTATGCCTCCCACAACCTGCGGTTCAAGCTGAACCGAGCCAGTGAGAACCATGCGCAATTCCAGGCCCGGATAAACAAACTGGCCAATGACCCGGATGCCGATCCGGTAGCGGACAATGACGGCTGGGTTTTTGGTCGCAACCGGCGCGACGTGGGTTCCCTGCACATCGATGAGCTTCGTTGTCCCGCCTCGGACCTCGCACGGCGAAATCTTCTCGCCGTCCACCCAGTGGCGGGTTGGTGGAAATCCAAGTCGGTTCAGAACGTCGACCAGAAGGCGGCGCGCTTTGCGCTTGTGGTTGAATTGGATGCCGGTGATGTTGAGGCTGACCTCTACACCGAAGTAGAAACGGCGATCGCGAACCTAAATGTTGCCCAGATTGGCGTATGACGTCATCTCAGCGCCGGACACCATAAGCTGCGCATGAGCACGCAGGCATACGACAACCCATTGTTTTAACTTGAGTTACATCGTCGAGACCGGCGAACACGGAGCAAACCGCCTCAGAAGGTTCGCTCCCCATGCCCCACGACAGCACCTTCGCGCCGCCCGCCGAGACGCTCCCCACCAATGAGCGGCTGACGGAACTGGCCGCCATCCTCGCCAGCGCAATCGCGCGCACCAACCCACCGGAAACGAACGAGAAATCTCCACTCGACGGAGACAGTTCGCTGGACATCCTCGCCCTCAGACGCCGTCGTCGGAGACAGGTTCGCAACCGAGTTGGAGACGACGCATGAGGAAAAACGCAAGGAAATCAGACGCACAGGACGCACCCGCGCCCCAGGCGGAGAGGATCGACGTCTTGGCCGAACTGACCGCGCTTAAGGCGATGACGGTGCCCGACCTACAGGAGAAGTGGCAGGCCATCTTCGGGGAACGCGCGCCGAACGCCAGCCGCGGCAACCTCGAGCTTCGGCTCGGCTACCGCATCCAGGAACTGGCCCATGGCGGGCTGCGCCGCGAGACGCGCCGCACGCTCGACGCGCTGGCGGACGAGGTCATGAGCGGCAAGCTGGGCGGCATGGTGGCGGACCCGCGCAAGCCAGCACCCGGCACGAAGCTGGTTCGCGAGTGGGGCGGCGAGGAGCACATGGTCACCGTTCTGGCGGACGGCTTCGAATGGCAAGGCCGGCGCTTCAAGTCGCTGTCGGCCGCGGTCCGTGCGATCACCGGGGCGCACTGGAATGGCTGGCGGTTCTTCGGGGTGCGCGGCGCCCGGGCACGGACGCGCACAAGGTAATGAGTTCAAACGGTAAATGAGTGTAACCGTGCCCACAACTGATCGAAGACCGGCGGTCAAAGGAGCCGCCTCACTATGAGATGAGCATAGTCGAAAGGGGGCCGCGAGTTCGGAATGGGATTCGACATTCCGGATGAAAATAGCCGAGCGGTCTGAACTGTCCGGACAAGGGGCTGTCCTCCCCGGAGCCGGGCTACCGCAGGATCCATGGCGAGGAAACGAAGTCTGTGCCTGAAGCCTCAGCACCTAAACGCACACCATCCCTTACGAGGCAGCGGGGATGTACGGCGCGCGATCCGGACCGGCTACCGAAACCGGTCTGGGCATGCCGCGACAATGGCATGACCGACGGCCCCTCATCATGGCCGTCGGGCAGAGCGCTCTGGGGTAGAGCAGACCGCCTAACGATCCAAGGGTTCTCGATCGGAACGCCGGAACCCCGGCATGGCCGCCGTCCGCCTGCGCGGGCGGCACACCTTCGAAGTCGGGCCATGACCGTGCCGGGGGGCAGAGGTCCCGTAGTAGTCCGAGGCCGGGAAAGCCGGCCACATGGCGAAGGGGACCAGGACGTGTGTGGAGATGTGCAAGAAGGAGAAAGGAACGGTGGACTCCGTTTATCAGGCTGACAAGGCGTGGCTTCTCGACATTCAAGGCAAACTCTACAGGTGGAGTCGGGCCGAACCTGACAGCGCCTACCGGGACATGTGGAACTGGGTCACCGACCCCCGCAACCTCCGGATGGCGTGGCGGCGCATCGCGAGCAATCGCGGGGCACGCTCGGCGGGTTCGGACCGGGTGACCGTGCGGTCCATCCAGCGCCGCCACGGGGTCGAACGCTTCCTGACCGATACGAGGGCGATGCTCCGCACCGCGGAGTATCACCCGACGCCGGTCAGGCGCGTGATGATCCCCAAACGCGGAAAACCGGGCCAGTTCCGGCCGCTGGGTGTGCCTACGGTCCGGGACAGGGTCGTTCAGGCTGCTGTCCTGCAGATGCTGGAACCGATCTTCGAGGCGGGCTTCCTGCCCGTCTCGTACGGGTTTCGTCCCAAGCGGGCGTGTCGCGATGCTCTGGAGCATATCCGGAACGCGATCCGTCCGACCAAGCCGTCGCCCGGAACAGATCGGTCCCATCCGCCGTACCAGTGGGTCATCGAAGGGGACATCAAGGGCTGTTTCGACAATATCGACCATCACCATGTCATGACGCGCCTGAGACGGCGGGTCGGCGACGGACGGGTGTGTCGGCTCGTGCGGTCCTTCCTCAAGGCAGGGGTGCTGAGCGAGGGCGCTTTCACGCGCACCGAGACCGGGACCCCACAGGGCGGCGTGCTGTCGCCTCTCTTGGCCAACATCACCTTGGCGGCCATAGAGGAACGCTACGCCAGGTTCATCGCCCCGCGCCGCAAGCGCGACGGCGGTGAATATGCCCGCCCCGGCGATGCCATCCGGAAATACCGCCACAGCGAACGCAAGGCGGGACGACCGGTGTTCCTGCCCATCCGGTATGCGGACGATTTCGTGGTGCTCGTCACGGGAACCGAAGATCAGGCCCGGGAGGAGAAGGAGGAACTTGCCACCTTTCTGGCGGATGAGTTGAAACTCACGCTCTCGCCGGAAAAGACGCATGTCACGCCCCTGACCGAGGGGTTCATCTTCCTCGGTCACCGGGTACGGCTGCGCTGGGACGACCGATGGGGCTACTGGCCCCGGCTGGAAATCCCGAAGGACCGGACCAAGGACCTCTGCCACCGCGTGAAGGCTCTGACCACACGGGCGCATCGGAACCTTCCACTCCGGGAGGTGATCGCGGCGCTCAACCCGCTTCTGCTCGGCTGGGGCCGCTTCTATCGGCACTGCCACGGCGCAAAGGCCGTGTTCACGCGCATCGACCATTATGCGTGGGGACGGGTCTGGCGGTGGTTGCGCAAGAAGTACCCCTACACCTCCCGCCGGGGGGTCTATCGCCGATACTGGCATCGCCTGCCGGATCGAAACCGAAGTCAATGGACGGATCACCGGCCGTTGGCCATCGTCGCCGATCTCAAGGTGGAGCGCCACTCTCTGAAGCGGCTGCAATACCCCGACTATGCCCAGACAGGTCCGGAGAGCCCGGTGCATAACGAAAGGTGCACGCCGGGTTCGGGAACGGGGGGTGGGGAAACCGGCGGGAGCAATCCCGACACGGCGCCCTGCCCCCACGTTCATCTCGACCAGACCGGAGGTGCGCGATGACCAGAAAAACCCAGACCGAACCGGCGCGCCGCCTGCGCTGCGCCATCTACACCCGCAAGTCGAGCGAGGAAGGGCTCGACATGGAGTTCAACAGCCTCGACGCGCAGCGCGAGGCCTGCGAGGCCTACATCGCGAGCCAGCGCGCCGAGGGCTGGGCCTGCCTGCGCGAGCGATACGACGATGGCGGGTTCTCCGGCGGCACGCTGGACCGCCCCGCGCTCAAGCAGCTGATCGCCGATGTAGAGGATGGGCTGATCGACGTGGTCGTGGTCTACAAGATTGACCGCCTCAGCCGCGCGCTGATGGATTTCTCGAAGCTGGTCGAGATCTTCGACCGCAACGGCGTGACCTTCGTATCCGTCACGCAGTCCTTCAATACCACCACGTCCATGGGACGGCTGACGCTGAACATCCTGCTCAGCTTCGCCCAGTTCGAGCGCGAGGTGATCGGCGAGCGGATCCGCGACAAGGTCGCCGCCTCGAAGAAGAAGGGCATGTGGATGGGCGGTTACGTCCCGCTCGGCTACGACGTGGTCGACCGCAAGCTGATCGTGAACGCGGCCGAGGCGGCGCAGGTGCGGACCATGTTCGAGCTTTTCGCGCAGTCCGATTCAACCGCCGCCGTAATCCGGGAGCTGAACGCCCGCGGCATCCGGTCCAAGCGCGGCCGGCCCATCGACCGCGGGGCGCTCTACAAGCTGCTGCACAACCGCATCTACCGCGGCGAGATCACCCACAAGGGCGAGACCTATCCGGGCATGCACGAGCCAATCGTCGATGCCGATCTGTGGGACGCCGCCCATGCCGTGCTGGCCGGCAACCGGAACCAGCGCGCCGGGCGCACGCGAAGCACCGAACCGGCGCTGCTGCACGGGCTGATCTTCACCGAGACCGGCGCCGCGATGACCCCGCACCACACCAAGAAGGACAACAGGCGGTACTGCTACTACGTCTCGATGGACGTGATCCAGAAGCGGCCCACGGCCGAGCTGCGCGGGCCCCAGCGGCTGCCCGCGGCCGTGGTGGAGGAAGCGGTCATCGGCGAGATCCGACGGCTGCTGCGCACGCCGGAGATCATCGCGCGCACCGCCCGCGTCCTGAAAAAGGAGCGGCCCGACCTCGACGAGGCCACCGTGACCGCGGCGCTGACGCAATTCGAAGATCTCTGGAAATCGCTGATCCCGGCCGAGCAGGCTCGTGTCGTCCAGCTGCTCGTCGCGCGCGTGACGGCGGGCGAGGACGGCCTCGACATCGACCTGCGCCATGACGGGCTCGGCGCGCTGGCGAGCCTGATGACGCCTGCGCAGGAGGACGCAGCCTGATGCCCGCAAACCAGACGATCCGCGTTCACATCCCGCTCACGGTCCGCAAGCGCGGCGGGCGGCCGCGCATCCTGCCGCCGAAGGACATCGAGACGTCGGGCCCGGCGCCGGGACAGGATCCCCGCGTGATGCGCGCCATCGGCCGGGCATGGGCGTGGCGAAAGCGACTGGAGCGCGCCGAGATCACCACCATCGCGGATCTCGCCGCCGAGGAGGGCCTGTCCGACCGCTACGTCAGCCGCCTCCTGCGCCTCGCATGGCTGGCGCCGGATGTCCTCGAGCGGCTGGTCGTGCGCCGCGAGCCCTGCGCGATCAGCCTCTACGACCTGTGCTTCGTCGCCTCGCTACCGTGGGACGAGCAGCCGGGACGGGTGTTCGCCTGA